CTGGTGCCGCACCTAGTGGGCTTGGTTCAACTACTGGAGGCTTAGACCCGGCGTTGCCTTCTAATGAAGATAGATATAATCCTCCTCCACATATTGGAGCACGAAGTATTTCTTATGGCCAAAGGATGCTTCAAAATGACACTGCAATGAAAAATGCCATAATTAAAGACGGTGCTGCGCTAAACGCATACTACCAAGCTATGGATATTGCAATTAATAATCCGAAGTTAACTATAGGTTATGGATCAGAGAACGGTAGAACATCTAACCTAGGAAGAATTATTCAAGATCCTGCAAGTGCTAAGGCTATAAACAATAACCCTGATAAAATAACTGGCTACGGTCAAGATCAGTTGTGGGGATTTAGATTTATGTACAATCCTACAACTATTAGTTATAGCACTGCTTCTGATACTAGTATTGACTGGACTCTAGGAAGAACTAGTCCTGCTGTTCTTTTATCCGGAAATCAAAATGTATCGGTACAAATATATTTAAATAGAATACCTGATATGGCGTATTTAAGAAACCAGGGTTCAGTTTCTATGGAACAAGCCTACGGATATAAGTTGGGGCAAAAAGCTATTGATGGCATTCTTAACCGGGGAACAGAATATGACATTGAGTTTTTATACAGAGTTATTAATGGTGATCCTGCAAAGAACGCTCTTTTATTTGGAGACAAATATAAAGGTGAAACTGCTGATTATGGGTACACCACCGGCATACCTTGTTGGATGCATCTAAACGATAATATGCGGTACTTTGGAAGTGTAGCAAACATATCTGTTAACCATGCTATATTTAATCTAGATATGGTTCCTATCCTAAGCACTGTTACTATTGGATTTACTCGTTACCCTGCTTTGTGGAACAGCGCATCTACATCAGACGCTAAAACATCTCAAAAAGCACTATACGGAAAGGACGGAGCTTTGCAGAAAGCAGTTAACAATACTGCCGGTACTGCTGCTCCAACTAAATAACTATGATAAAAAGAACTTCTAGATATTACAATGGGCCTATCGCACAGTTGCCAGATAAAAGCTCTGATCTATATGTGCTCTCTGTCTATAGGGATTTTCCTACTAATGTTAACGTTAATTATATTAATTACATTTGGAAAGATAGAGATGAGGTTGCAATAGTAGCGGCAACCTATAAACTACCTCCTAGATTATGGTGGCAGATTGGGGATTTAAACCCTGAAATTTCTGACATGTTTAATATACAACCGGGAACAGTAGTAAGGATTCCGTATGCTAACTGAGCCAAGAAGCCCGTTTAGAAACTTTGTATGGTCTCCTAGCACTAACCCAAACTACAACGTTACGTTTCCTAAAGCACCAGATATGGATCAAATTCTTATAGGTGCGGAATTGCATCAAGATATGGAAGCGCATGATAGATTAGTATTGCATTTTAAAGGTACACCTTATTTGCAAAGAGCTTCTATTACTAGCCATGATCCCGTAATATTTGCAGTTGCTAGTCAAGAAGGCGTATCAGTAACCTGGTATGGCTATGTAAACCACGTTGTACAAGGTAACGGAATAGATGGGGGAAACACAGATATTATCTGTGTTGGTGCCTCTAGAACATTTAAAGATACCGATCAGAAAATGTATACTAATTTGACATCTGATCAAGTTGTATCTAGAATTGCTGCTAAACATGGGTTTAGCGCTGTGTGCCAAAGAGACCCGCTTGTTAGAGATAACGTTGCACAAGCGGGACAAAGTGACTGGCAGCTAATTAAAAGCTTAGCTAAGCAGTCTGGTTTTGCCCTATATTGCGACAATACTACTATTTTTTATATGTCAAAAGATAAGATCTATGAAGCTAAAAAACAATCTGCTCCATACTTTTCATATGTTGACGCAGAAGAAAATGGTGTGGTAACGCCTGCTCTTAGAGCTTTAGGATCTATAATTTCTTTTACCCCATCTATATCTGATAATGCCCCTGAAATTGGTGTGCGAGTAAACAGAGTCGTATCTGGAATTAATAAGACTACCGGCCTTGTTCTTAACACTACGCACCCATATAATAAAACAGTTAAGACATCTAAAGGACTAGTTAAGCCGTCTGCGGGGTACTTCCTAGCATGACGAGTAACTTTTCAAATGATTCTGCTCAAGCATCTGATGCTATTTTTAAAAAGCACCATGTCATAGATATAGTTGGAAGCTTAGCTGAATCAAAGCAGCTTGCAGATGGGTACACTAACGTACACAAATGGCAGCATAGAGCTCATGTACTTGTAGTGGGGGACCCTACTATAAGACCTTATTATCCAATTTACTTAGATGGTTTACCTAACGGTATGTCTGGATATTGGACAGTTATATCTGCTGTTCACAGGTTTGGTAGCTCTCTTGCTAGCTATTTAGTAGAGTTAGAAGTAGGTACTGATTTACTTGGAGATTCTAATCCGGATGCTATAGCAAATGCGGATACTAGGGACATTCAGGCAGAGATTGCTGGACAAGCACTTATAGCAAATGACACAGTGCTACTAGATGTTTCATTTTCCCCTAATGCTACTTCTTTAATCTCTTCGTCAGGAAGCACTGCAGTAACAGCGGTCACAAACACCTCTGCTATTTCGGTGCCTTCAGTGCCTGGGTCTACCCCTTACTTAGGCCAAGCACCAAACAACAGCAACGTAAAACTTGTGACTCGTTTTGTGTCTAAAAAGAATGGTACACTTATTATATGATCTACGAAAGCGACTATGGAAATGACCCGCAGGGTCGTGTTAGGCTTCCTGGAATCTATGCTGCAACAGTTATAGATAATAAGGATCCTTTAAACAAAAGTAGATTAAAGGTACAAGTACATCAAGCTACCGGCGTAGCAAAAACAAATTGGATTCCCGGATGCTTGCCAGTAACAGACACCTCATATCATCCTGACCATAAAGCTCATCTAGCCTCTGACATAGCTAATATGCTTACAACTAGTTCTACGTCAGCATCAGGTAGTGGAGCGGACCCTCAAGGAGGAACCGTATCTGTTACAGTAACAGTACCGGCGCTAACAGTTGTGGCTAAGAACTCTTCTTACCAGCTAAACCATGCACACACTAGCCCTACTAAAACAATGTTGGCTACTAACAAGCAAAACATCAGCACTATTGTTCCTACCACTACTGGAACAACCGACTCTTTAGAGAAAAGCGCATATCCTGCTGGTACATATGCACCTAATCAAACAGGCACTGTAAGCAGCGATATTACTAACTCTACAACCCCTGAACATACCTTTCATAGGTCTGTTCCAGCTATTGGGCAACTTATTTGGGTTATGTTTATTGGTGGAAACCCTAGTCACCCTGTATGGATGGGAGTACAAGCATGAATACAGTACCAGTTACAATATCATATCCGTATAGCGTTAGTCCATACGGAGTTGTAACCAAAACAACGGACAGCTCTAAGATATACTTAGACAGGGTTCTTACTTTGTTATCTACCAGTATAGGGCAGCGACCTATGCTTCCTGAATATGGAGTAGACTGGTCTAAAGCCATGTTTGAAGCCGACGGAGATGCACAGGAAGCTATACCAGCTGCCATAGTTTCTGCGGTATCCGCTTGGATTCCAGAAGTAACAGTAAACAAAGTAGATGTTCAGTATGACTATGCTTCAGGTGTAGAGTCTGCAACAGTGTCTTTAATACTTCCAGATAATACTGTAGCATCGCTACCATTAAACACTGCCTACATCCAACTAGACGGAACGATTAACTAAAAGGATATATGATGACACAGATTGACTATACTTCTAGAGACTTTGACTCACTTAAGTCAGATCTTATTGCTTTAGTTGGGGCTAGAACAAGCACTACTGGCTACACGTGGAGCCCTAGTGACTACTCAGACCTAGGCAATGTTTTAGTTGAAGCTTTTTCATATATGGGAGACGTAATGTCTCACTACCTAGATAGGGTAGCTAACGAAACTACAGTTGATACGGCGGTACAACTAAACACGCTATTAAACTTTGCTAACTTAGTAGACTATAAGCCATCTGGACCAACACCTGCCTCTATCAATATTACTTTTACAAACAATACTACTAGTGCAATCGATCTTCCTATTGGCACACAAGTCATGGCACCACTTTCTTATGGACCATACAGCCAGGTATATTTTGAAACAACAACCTCTTATTCAGGCTTAGCTGCGGGTGCCTCTGTTACTTTGGCAGCTCTTGAAGGAAAAACAGTAAACACAGATCGTCCTGACCTTATCGACAGCACATACAATAAGGCACTTCCAGTTAACTTGGGAAATTCTACTGGTGATTCTAACCAAAGCTTTACACTTATTGATAGCAACATTATTGATAATTCCCTTGTAGCTTATGTGGGACAAGGAGTAGCTTTTACTCAGTGGTCATATGTAGACTCATTATTAGAATGGGGTTCTACAGATACAGTTTTTACTACCCGTAAAAATGCTGATGGAACTACTACTATCATGTTCGGTGATGGGGTAAATGGATCCGTCCCACCTAGTGGGCAAGTAATTAGTGCTACTTATAAAATAAGTGTTGGTGCTGCAGGAAACATTAAGTCATCTACTATTACAGAATTAACGTTTGTTCCAGGAAACTTAGATCCTCAGGTAATTAC